CGAGGGCTGCGGTCGAGAGAATGAGTCCTTGGGCACTGAACGTGATCCCAGAGCGAGTTCCTGCTGTTATTGAATTATTTATCCCAAGATTTCCACTAGCTACATTTAATGAACGATCCAAATTAGAAGTATTTAACTTTGCGGCAGTAATTGTTCCATCGCTTATTTTTGTTCCGCTAATCCCAGTGGCTACCTTGTCATTTGTTATGGCTGCATTAGCAACAGCCGTAGTATCTACAGCATTTGGTGCTAGTTTTGCACTTGTAACTGCGTCATCAGCAAGCTTAACTGTACCTACTGCACCATCTGTAATTGTTCCAGCAGATATAGTTCCAGAAAGTTTGGCAGTAGTTACAGCTCCATCAGCAATTTTCGCTGTTGTTATGGCTCCATCTATCACAGCAGCGGTATCTACAGAATTGTTTGCAAGCTCACTTGCTCCAACGGAATTTGCCGCTAGGTTTCCAGCTTCAATAGTATTTGCAGCTATTTTCGCTGTTGTTATCGCTGCATCAGCCACAGCCGCAGTATCTACGGCATCATCAGCTAGCTCTGAAGCAGTTACAGCGTTTGCTGCTATTTGTGCCGCAGTTATTGAGTTTCCAGTTATTTTTGCTCCCGCTATATCCCCGTCAGATATATTTAATTTTGCATAAGTAACTGTTGTATTTGCTAATTTATCCCCTGTAATACTTCCAGTTAGTTGAGCATTACTAATCGTTCCAGACAAGGATGCTGCTGGATAGTTAGTAGAGTCAGTTAAGTTGAAGCTAGGGGTGGCATCTGTCTCCCCCAGTGAAATACTGACCCCGCCAAGACTGATAGATGCGTTTGCTAATTTCGCATTAGTTACAGCAGAATCAGCGATTGCATTGGTATCTACAGCATCATCAGCAAGCTCAGAAGCACCTACAGCATCAGCTCCTATCTGTGCATTTGTTATAGAATTTCCTGTAATCTTCGCACCGGGAATATCACCATCACTAAGATTTAGTTTGGCATAAGTTACATTATTATCTGCTATTTTTACGGTTGTTACAGAATTACTTGCAAGCTTATCTGCCGTTACATTTAAGTCAGTTATTTTTGCAGTTGTTACAGAATTAGTAACTAAAGCTCCTGAATCTACGGCGTTATTTGCTAGCTCACTTGCTCCAATAGCATTTGCAGCTACAGCATCCGCAGTAACAGAATCAGTCGCTAACTTAGCCGAGGTAATAGCATCATCTTGAATAGTTGCAGTTGCTACTGAGTTAGTAGCAAAAGGCATCGCAACCTTTGCAGCAGGGATATCTCCAGCATCTATCAGGGCTACGCCAGCAGCAATTAAATCCTTTACAGTTACTTTCTTCGTTTCAGTTGCGCTCAAATCTGCAACAGCAAGCAAGTCTGTTGCTTGAATTGAAGACTCTGCTAAAGGAGGCAATCCAGTTATCTTGAGATCAGCCATTGACTACTAACTAAAAACCTTAGATATATATTATCCCTAAGGAAGGTGATTTGCTTAATCAGTTTTATTGTTGTTCTAAAAGGAGTGGACTTCCATTTTCCTGAAGAATTTTATCGTCATCTTCTTGGAGAAGATAACCAGGGGTATCTCCTGTCTTTAAAGCAATAACACCATTGGTCACAAAATCAATTCTTGTCTCTATCATTTCAGCAGCAGCAACAGATACAGCGACATTAGTCACGCAACATTCAGCTTCGTAGTAGACATTATTTCTTGCGTTAGTTCCATCTTTGTGAATGTAAAAAATTCCACTAAAATCTGCACCTTGCTGAGTTCTTATAATTAACTGAGCCAAATAAAAAGGAAATTCTGCATCTGCACCGTACTGATTACATCGATTTCCTGTTCCATAATTATGTTCCCAAATACAGTTCATAGAACCTTGACCACTAATTAAACCCGCTTCGTATTGACTCTTAAACTCATCTCCAACAGAAGTTAAATCAACCTGTTCTCTGCTAGTCGTCATTTCAAAATCTTTTACATTTGCTACATGACGAAACAATTCATTTCTTGTTTGAAGTAGTACATCTTTTGCACTACTTGGAGCTACAAGCGTTTTTGCATTAGCAGTTAAACCTTCAATTGCTAAAGGAAAAGAATCAAATAAACGAATACCTCCTACTGGATCAATATTTACAAACCACTTTCCATCTGGGTAATTATGTCCATCAACGAGTTCTAATGTTGAACCGTTAGCAGTTGATATTTCTACTTCATCTCCAGTTATTAACGAACCAGAACTATGGTCAACATTAAACCTCTTCGTAGATGTGTTTACATCTGAAGGATCTAAAACAGTTTGCAGTGGAGATTGAAGAGTGTCTCTTTTGAGAACAATTTCACCACTCTGACCAAAGTAAACACCCATTAAGAACCAACAGCAGAAGATCCTGTTGCAAGACTATCTTCAATAGGCGCACCATTAGCTTCCCAAGTTATATCAACAGATGACACTTCACCCATAGAAGCACCCATCGTTATTCCAGTTACATAAGTAACAAAAGTAATAAATCTAGGTGTTGCACCATCTAACCATGCAAGCTTCAATTTTATTTCATTACTTGTTGTCTGCTCGCCGTCACCGCCAGCAGTTCCAGAACTTCTTTTGATTGAATTTTGTAAAATATCTTTTACGTTTGAACCACCTGAAGTTGTGTAATAAAAAAGTCTTGCACTTCCTGAGTAACTACGAATACCATCAGTAATAGTTCTGTCAGTGTCTCCCATTGCAGTTGTTTCTAAAACTGCTTGAGTAGAAGAAAAGCTCCAATTTTGAACTTTTGCTGCTTTTGTTGTTGATGTGCCTATGTATAAGGCTCCATCTCTTCCACTATAAAATCCAGCCACGATCCAAAATCAAAAACATTGCGTTTATTCTACGGTGAATCGAGACAAGCGACAAAACTACAACTTACATTGCTCCTTCCTTTGAAGGTACTTGTAATAGAAGGAGGAGAAGCATATCTCCATTTTCCACCATATATTTCCTCTTGTTCCGTTATTTGTCTAGTTAATGTCTTTGCTGTGCCGACAGTATCCTCAATCCCTGCTGTTGCATAACCTCGCTTAAAAGTGACGTGATCCCATCTAGAGTTAACTTCATAATAATTCCCTAAAATCATCGCTGCATCGTCATCGTGAATGTTCGAAAAACTAAGAGTTAATCTGGCATTAACAGGTTTATTTCCATAACGGATATGTGTCTTTGTTCCGTCTAAAGATTCAAAATTTGTACTTGGATACTCCCCAGGAGTGTAACTTCTGGAAGTCGGTTTGACTGGTGGAAAAGCGTATGGCATTAGTTAATCCTCTAGAACACTGAATTGTGAATCCCAATTTTGCAAAACAGAAAGGGTTCCATTTGCCTCAGTTGGAGCATAGCTACCAGATACTTCAACTAAACCATCATCTGCATAAGAAATAGATTCACACTTGTAAACTTTATTTTCTGTAGTCGTATTTTTAACAGTGAATAAACAACCAGAAGGAGCAGCAGATAATTTTGAAGAATGGATCTGACCTTCATTGCCAGGCATCCAATATAAAACATCCTCATTTCCCGTCATATCATCTTTGCTAACAATTGTGCCGTTATCTAATTTTGCACCATTTCTAAAACGACTGGTATGAGTAACTTCTGAAACCAAACGGAAATAATCACCTGGGCTAAGGAATTGAATATATTGAGGGGCTGTTTTAAAACTAAGTCCATGATCTGATAAGCGTCTTAAATTAATAGCGTATTTAGCAAAGGTAATTGCTTGCTTTGAACTTGTGCAGAAACCAGATAGGTCAAAAGTTTCAATAGGATCAGTTACTGAACCAAATCCAGACTGAACTAAAACAGATTTTGTTTCAGGAAATCCATTTTCTGTTTCTTTCCTAAACAAAACAGCAGCTCTAAATAATTGTCTTTCTTCTGGACTTAAAAAACTAACTTGTAAATCATTAATATTGCCATCAGTAAATAAGCACTTAATATCAGGTTTCCCATTATGATCTATCTCATTATTGGATCTTGTAGGAACAGAAGGTTTAAGACTAAATTTACCTCCAATGATTGTGAAATCTAATAAACAATAACCAGCATGTTCAAATATAAAATCTCTTAAATTTAATTTAGATGAAATAACACCATCCCAAAAAAAGTCGTTAGCTTTACAGAATTTAGCTGCCTCTGTCATTGCAGGTTTATCAACAGAAACAGTCCCAATCAATTTACCCGCACCTATCTTTGAACTTGTTAATAAAGCA